AATGAGTACAGTTCTCTTCTTCGTAAGTCCGACGCTAGAAGCGAGATACTGATAATCTCTCGGCTCCATCGGAAGTGATAGAGCGTTCGCAAGATTCTTTGTGTCAATCGGGTAGACTTCCTTGTCTTCATCTATTACCTCAAAGGTGTAATCTTTTTGTTTGCAGAAAGTCTTTATATAGCCAACTAATCCCGCATAAATTTGTTTCGTGCGTAAGTTGAGCAAACGAATTTTTCCATCCCAATGCCGACTTCGAAACGCTGGCGAAAACTGATACCCAGGAGTCGAAAAAGTAAAGAATTCAGACATCTCCTGAAGTATAGAATCTTCAGCATGAACCTGAACATAGATGTTGCTGACTTTTTCGACTGCCACATGGTTGATCATCGAACACCTTGGATAAACTTCTCCCAGCCCATATACTCACGCAATTGCCAAGTGCGATTGTTCAACTCTTTCATCACGTTTTCGCAAAACTTTGCGCCTTCTTCGTGATATGCTTTCTTGCGTTTGAGTTTATTGAGATCATCATCACCATCAAGATAGACTTGAATGTCAGACTTCAACGTGAATCTAAATGGCTCCCAACCAAGTTTGTCCAATTCATCTTGGTCTAACTTGCCTGTGTAATACATCCATTTCAAACGTTTGAGTTTGTCCAATTCTAATCCTGCGCGCTTGGCTGCAAGATTATGCAATGACAAATATTTGTTATACTTGTTATGAATCAATGGAATGCGGAGAATCTCTTTGCCAGGTTCCGTAGTATCAACTTCGGAATCCTTTTCCCATTGCATCATCAATTCTTCAAGTGGAGGTGTTTCTAATTTCATACATCGAATTATACACTATATGATCTCAAAAGACAACTCACTGCAAGAGTTGTCGAGAAGAAATTGTATTAGTATAATCACTATGTTCGGTATGAACGTACTCTCAAGTTTAATATCTAGATTCTTTCGTACTCATAGTAAGAGAATCTAAACGTGGCGTCTGCTGTGACGATGTTTTCCGCAGAGTCTTGCGATGAAAACAAAATCGTTGAGAGAGTTGTAGGAAATAAATCAACAAACTTTACTCTGAAGTTTGGATTGTTTTTGTTTGTGTATACTGACAATATTGCACTGCTGTATTGTGGTTTAGAGTTATACTCTGACTTGAACAGTGGCGTGCGATCTAATCTTTTTAGATCTAGATATTCTTTGAATTCAGTTGGAAATGTCATTGCGCGAATCCAATCATGAATGTCAGTCCATGCTCTGAGATCTTCATCTATCAAAAATGTAATATTGAACGTATCATAGACGAGTTTCTCACCAGGGACGTATAAATCTACAAATGGTGTTTGTCTTGGAATTTCTGTAAGCGAAACTCCAGGAAAGTTTGCAGTTTGACAAAAGAATGTCGTTCCTGGTAAACGATCAAACGTCACTCTAAATTTTGTACTTTGTAGCAAGTCTTTATTGCTAGGTGCGCGAGTCTGTGCTGTCATCTATAAGTTTCCGTAGATCGACGATGTTTTCTTTCTCAATCAGATCAATGATGAAATTCGTAAGTTCAATTTCCTTACGAATAAAAAATAGTTTGTTATTCAATTCATCTAATCTTTTCGTATAATACTCAAGTTCCTGCTGCTTCTGTTTGCGCAGGTCTTTCAGATCAGATAACAGAATAATTTTCGCCATACCAACTATTTAGGGAAATAAAAAAGGGGGAGACTTTCGTCTCCCCCCTAGTCACTTTGCCTTATTGTTTTTATAAATTTGGCAAATACTTTTCTAGCACATCAATTATTGGTTGATGCTTAGGACTTGGAACTTACGATAGTAGTAGTTCGTGTCATTTGCTAGTGCGCCTGTACCTGCGCCAGTTGCGAATGGGTTTGCAACGAGACCGTAACGAGTCTTGAAGCCAACTTTTGGTTGGTAAGTCGTTGGGTCGATTGCGCGGACCATCTGCAATGGAACGTATGGGCAGTAGAACAAGCCAGCGTCATAAGCATTTGATCCCTTGTAACCAACAACGACATAGTCCTTGCCAGCGACAGAATATGGATCAACATAAACCTTCACGCGACCGAACAATGTACCAGCGAAGGTATTGCCTGTGTCGTCAACTGTTAGGTTTGTGTTGTTGCTTAGAGCAGAGTTGTAGTCAAGAAGACCAGTCACTGCAAGAGCTGATGCAACATCGGTTGAAACGATGAGCAAGTTGCCCTTACCACGACGAGTGTCCTTGGCGATCTTGTTGGCTGCTTGTTCGATGCGGAACAATAGGCTCTTATACTTCTCAACCTGCCAACGACCAGATGTACCACCATCAGCGTCTGCTAGTGATGAGCTGGCTAGGTTGACAACATTTTGTGAAGCAGTTGTGATACCAACGTTAGCTGTTGCATAGATCGTACGAACAACTTCGCGGTTGATTTCTGCAAGAATTTCAGTTGACAAAATATTTGTCAATTCTGTTTCTGCGTCTAGACCGTGAATTGCCTTGAGATCTTGTGCAAGTTCTAGCGTGTAAGCTGCTTGCAAGCCACGTGACTTGGCTGTAACAGAAACGCGATCGATCTGGAAGCCCATGTACTTCATGGTTAGATCTTCTGCATCTGTTGTTGCCAAACCTGTACCAGTGTTTGCAAGACCGAAGATTGCATCGTTTGCTTCACCGAAGTTTACAGATGTGTTTAGTGTGTGCTGACCTGTGCCAGAACCTGCAGTATTGGCTTCTGCATATAGAGCCTCACCGCCACGTGCTGATGCAGATGCATAGACTGAACGCATTGCGAAGATCAAACCTGTTGGACCTGTCATTGGCTGAACGCCGCAGATGTCATAAGCCATTAGGTTTGGAAGTGCGCGGCGAACAAGACCGATTAGAATTGGGTCGAAACCCTTGATTCCACCTTCTGAGCCAACAACTGGTGACATACCGCCGCCAACTGCGTTGGCTGGTGATGTTTCCCAGAGATTTTGCATTGTGCGTGACTCTTCCATAAGGGCACGCTCTTGATTCTCTAGAACGAGTGCAGTAACTGCACGCTTGTACGGATCTGTGATCTTTGGGAGTTCTGAGTGATCAAGAACTGGAGCCCACTTTTTTGCATATGTTTCGTTTAGATACATTTTATAACTCTCCTGAGTTCTTAGTTAATTAGGCTTTTGGAGCCGTTTTTGTGATTGCTTTTACATAATGTGCCATTAGACCATGAATTTCTGCTACTTCTGGTTCTTCAACAGCTGTTTCTTGAAGAGCCTTTACCTCACTTGTCACTTTCTTTGCTGGGAAGTAGTTCTCGCGAATAGTTGCGAGCTTATTATTAAAATCACCCTCTGTGGTGAACTCCACGCCCTCTGCGAGCGATTTCATTTTGCCGATTTGTACTTCGGTTAGACCTTCACAAATCTTGCGAATTGCTTCGTTTTTCTTTGCTGCATTTAGTTCTTCAACAATTACTGCCTTTTCTGTAGCAGCAGTTGTTACTGCTTCTTCAAGAGCAGCAACACGTTGTGCGAGTTCTTCTGCAACATCGACCTTTTCTTCTGGGATTTCGATATAGTGCTCAGAGAATAGGTTCTTGAGACCGCTGATGAAATCATCAACGAGTTCTGCACGTAGACCTGTCTCAATTGCAACTTGATTTTCTTCGACCCATTGCTCAACGACATAGTTGAGATACTCATCAACCTGCTCAGCAAGATCTGTCTTGATTGCTGATACAGCTTCTTCGAGAACAGTTTCGTTCTCTGTCATGATATCTTCTAGGATTGAATCAATGCGAGCATTGACTGCTGCTTCGAAGATTGTCGTTGCTTTTGAGCGGAATTCTTCAGATAGAGATTCGCCGTTGAAAAGAGCGTCAACATCTTCAGCCATAGACTTGGCATGCTTTTTCTTCATGTCATTCTTATAGGCTTCTTTCATTGCCTTCTCATCTTCTTCGTCTTCATCTTCATCTTCGTCGTCTTTCTTAGACATCATGGCTTCGTCGACGACTTCTTCAGTAGTAACTTCTTCTTCAGCAACAACTTCTTCAGTTGCTGGCTCTTCTGTTACTTCTGCAACAACTTCTGTTGTCTCATCGGCTTCTGTTTCTTCCATAGCCTGAGTCTTTGCAGCCTTTGCGTCACCCTTTGTTGCTGGCTTTGCAGCAGGAGAAACAGCATCAGCAGCTTTCTTGCCGATATCTGTTGGTGCAGTTGTTGGTGTTTGACCGCCGAGATCATCCATCTCTGCTGGTAGTTTTGCTGCTGGTTCTTTTTGTGCATTCATTGATGCTTGAAGGATTTCTGCAGCGGATTCTGATAATGTCTTACTCATTGTTTAAACTCCTGAAGAAGTAATATTATTTATAAAAATTATAGTTTTGACAAGAAGTTCTCAAAGATTTTCAATGAGATCTCATCAATTTGACGTTGCTTCGCGGTTTTGATTTGATTATAATATGCATTGACATCAATTTCTTTTACAATGCCATTATCCCAAACCCATTCCTTTCCTTCCATAATGCCTTGAACAAAAGCACCTGGAGCAGAAGGATCCGCTACAATATCAGCCGCTGTGGCTAGATAATAGTCATCTTGAACCACGTTGACACCGTTCACTTCTTTGAGTGATCCCATGCCACGTGATGATACACCAAGAGTCGCACCGCCTTCCATAAGAGATTTGGCGATTTTACCCATTGGTGTTTCAAGAATTTTTGCTTTACCAATCCATGCATTACCCTCTTGCTTCAATGAAGTGATCAAGTGTGATACGCGATCTAGATTGATAGATGGTGAATCTGGATGTCCAAGTTCGCCGAATGCGCGATTCTTGGTTACATATTCTTCGTTATAACGATCAACCTCTTTCATAAGAGTGTTGGTCTTATACATGCGACCATTCTTGTTCTTCATTTCTGCGACAAGGAATGGTCCTTGAATGAAAAGAGACTTCACACCGTTCTTTTCTTCGGTGATCATCTTTACTTCTTCGACTGTTTCGGTGATTAGTTTCATTTTACTTCAACCCCAATGATGCGCGTTTTCTGAGTGAACGCTTTCTTTTGATAAGTGCACGAGCCATCTTTGCCTTACGCTTGATTTTTGCTCTTCGTGCTGCAAGTTTTCTTTTCATTCTTTCTCGTGGTGGAATTCTTACAAGTTTACCACCACGAATTGTATAACCTGGAACTGCTGAGAGAACTTTGCGGCGTTGAACTTTTCCACCACGAACACGTGCGCGAATAAGTTTCTTTCGTCCCATACGTTGTACATTTGCTTCAGCAATGATTTCTCTTACGATTTCTGATATGATGCTCATTCTTTATCACCTATCGTAAATTTCACTTTGCTCAATGCAAAATGCGCGGCTTTCTCAAATCCTTTTGGAGTTGTAAGCATATCAGCAAACTTCTTTTTATTCTCGTCATTCAATGCACCGTGCACTATATGAATGGCTTTTGCTGCTCCGTGGCTTACTTTGAGTTTAGAACCATCAGCAAACTTCATATGTTTTGCATGTGATGTTACATTATCTTGTTGCGCATATGCAGCAACTTGATCAAGGTTTTCCATAATATCAGACTCGATTTCTTCCATTTGCACATTTGTTCCTGGAATAATTTCTCCAGGAGAGTTTCCAGTGCCAGCATATGGAATAGTAATCACTAAACCAAGTTGCTTGTTATGATACATGGCAACTTTTTTACCATCAGGAAAAATTCGAATACCTTTTCTTTGAAGAACAATGACCATAGGAGGATTTTGTTCATCTTTGAATCCAGCAATTGCTTCTGTCAAAACTTCATCGCCTTCAATTTCATTATGCTGCATTAGATTTTTGCGAACTGCTTGAAATGCTTGCTGTGATCCGATTGCAGCACTAGAGGTTGCATCATAATATTTGGTCAAAACATCGCGATGTTGCTTTGGCAACTTGGCGATATCTCCAACTTGTGCATGACGGCGCAACGCAAGTTTCAAGCGCGGAAGTTCGCTGGAACTCATGGCTCCAGTGCGAACTAGCGCAGAGATTCTTGCACTATCAAGCGCTGCTTGTTTCGTCTGCTGTGACTTCTGCTGATCCATTGGATTCGCTTCCATCAACTTCGACTTGATCTGTTTGAACTTCATTTGTTTCTACTTCTGGTGTTAGTAAAGACGAAGCAATTTCAACCTTCTTAACTTCAAGAGCATCAGTAACTTTATCGGCTAATGAAGCATTGAATGCTGCTTGAAAAGCCTCTTTGTCGCCACTAAGTGCTGCATTTACCATATCAATAGTTGTCATATTATTCTCCATTATTTATTTAATTTGTGAACTGAACGATTGATCAAGATTAGATGATTGCGGCGCTGCTGGAACTTGTCCTTGTGGCGCCATCATCGCTGCATTTTGTGCGGCTGCATTTTGCGCAGAAACAGAGAGACTATCAAGCCCCATTGAATCAGCTGCAGCCTTTTCTTGATCTAGTTCATCATTCATACGATCGATGCCCTCCTCATCAAAGTGGAGAACATGTTTCTTGACCCATGCGCGAGAGAAATAAGTTCCGACATATGGATCAACAAGATTCATAAGTTGAAGTCTTGACGTCATAAGTTCAGCTTCTTTCAATTCGGCAAAGTTATTATCTTTCAAGAAATCATAATGAATCTTTTCTTTTAGGACTTCCCACTCATCGATAGAGCAAATGCCTTTGAGTGCTAGTTGTCGTTTCATAAGTTCATCAAAAAGAGTGGTAAACTTAGAACGAACTCTTCCGACAAATTTATTGAATTTCAACTCATCTCTGGTGATTTCTGCTGCACGACCAAGTGTAAATCCTGTTTGCGGTTCTAAACGAGAAACTGGAACATTGAGTGATTTGTACAGTTTCTTTTCAAAGTATTGAACATCTGACAACTCACCAAGATTTTGACCTGCTGGGAGAGTTGTGATTTCTGTTGACTTGCCTTCACCACGACGAGGAATCCAGAAGTCTTCCATCATTGACATGAACTTACGATCGTCTTTGACTTCACCAGTAGAACTATCGTAAACAACCTTGTTTCTAAACTTGGTCAT